TTAGTAAAAGGCCAACGATGGCCAGTGTAATAATATAGTTTTTTGCCTTTTGCATTCATTAAATGCCGGTCTTATCATAATCCTTGGCAACACCAAGGCCAAGGCCGGTTGTAATTGCGGTAATTCCCTCAATTGTGTGACCTTTTAAAATTAGTGCCAGTCCACTTAAAATTGTGGTAAATCCAAAAAAAGTTGTTTTCCAGTTACGCGGTTTTTTGATTTTCATATTTTAAATAATTTATTGCATTGTAAATAATTGTTCCAATACCAATTGTTGCAAGTATTACTTTTTGTGTTTTGTTAATTTTTGGCCTGGATGCCGCATATAGCATAAAAGGGCCAAAAAAAACAACATCAGCAATTCTTACAAATTGTGTTTTCACTGTTTATCCATTAAATGAGCAACAATAATATCCAATTTGGTTTCCAACCTGGTAAGCCGGTCACCATGTTCATCATGCTTTTCCATTTGCTTTTCCAATGCCTTTACACGGTTATTAAGTACACCCCAAGTGGTACCGGCACTAAAAATGGCACTAATTATTATTGTCAATAACTGGTTGTCCATCACTTTTCTTTTTTGTTTCTTCGGCAATTGCCTGGTTGCATTCGCGAAGTTTTGTTTGCAACCATTCAATGTTTGCTAAAAGGTCATAGGCTTGCGCTTTGAGTTCCGTTAATTTGTCCATGATTTGTATTTTGATAAATTTTTATTTATTGTACTGGTATATCTTTCCAAGCGTCTTGTGCTAAATTATAGTAATAGGGATAATCACCCAAAACATTTTGCGTTTGTTCATCATGTGGGCTTAACACACATCGCCAATAACTTTCAGATAAAACCTCATTATCTTTTAATACTTGTGTTGTTTTTTGTACCGCAATACTTTTATCCGGTAATACATTAAATTGACTAACAAAAATAATTTCAGTTAAAGCCATATATTTTTTTTTATACAATGTAAAATCCACTAATTCTAATATCACCACTTGCCGTTATTGGCACATCTAATGGGCCGCCGCCGCCAACTGGCATTTGTTGCAAATAAAATGTTGCACTAAAAATATAGTGTCCACCTAAATAATATAATGCAGTTATTGCCTGGTCAAATCTAACAACACCAACACACATATATTGTTGCGCAACATTAAAAGGAAAACCCGTTATAGTTAAATTTCCAGTTCCAGTATGTCCACTCCATATACAGTCAATTCTAAAATATACTACATTGCCAATTTTTGTGTATCTACCATTTTGATCTGTATAAGTAGCCGTTCCGGCAGTAGTTGTACCGGTAATTACTGGTGTAAAAGTTCCTTGTTCATAATCATCTAATGTATTAGAATTACTAACATCTACTTGTGTTGCCGGAAATGTTAATCCATTGCTTATTTGTATAACTCCGGCATTTGCGGTTTCAGTTGAAGTACCAACTAATAAATTTCCGCTTGCTTCAATACTTGCTCTTTGTGTGAATGTTATTGCACTACCTGCGGTTCCTGCTGGCGCATTATACCATTTATGTGTATTCCTATTGATTAAATAATGTGATGCCTCTTGTGATTGAATATAAATGTAATTTGTACCATTGTAATAAGCATTATTCAATAAACTTGTATCAATGCCACCTAAATTTGCAAGAGAACTTAATGCACCTACTTGTATTGCACTACTTGTATTGTTCCAAGAAGAAGGACTACCATTGTTTATTGATAAAATACCATTTGCAGTTAATACTAATTTTGTTGTTTCAGCCGTTGCGCCAATACTTGCTAATAGTATTTCCAAATTTGTTCCACATGCACTAACAGTATAATTTTCAGCCGCAACAAATTTAAGTAAACCACCAGTCAAATTTGTTGTTCCATTATATCCATTGGCGGTTATTTTAAACGGTTGGTCATTTGTTTGAAGTGCTGTTGGCGAAAGTAATGTACCTCTATAAGCATTTGCAACCATATGTGGGCCATAACCAACACCCCCATATCTTGTTAAAGTCATATTTTGTACGCCATCAGTTTCACTTACTATGTGTAATTTACCACTTGAAGTTGTTGTATTTATTCCAACACTTGCAACATTATTAGTTGCAAAAAAAGCACTATCCGTAAACCTACCTGAACCACTTACATCAAGTGTGTATGCCGGTTGGTCGGCAAGTGAACTATATTGATAATTTATTCCAACAAATCGGCTTTGCTTGTCAATTGTAAGTACCTCTTTTGCACCGGTAACATCATAAATTGAGAATCTTCTATCATCAATTGCTCCATCGGTGTAACCTAACCGGTATTGACTGGTTCCGGTTTGTAAAAAATCAATATAAATATTTGGTGTTGCACCGGTACCATTTAATTGCATACCAACATCGGCGCCGCTATGTATGTCAAGTGCGGCACCTGGTGTTATTGTATTAATTCCTAAATGATTTGCCGCGGCATCCCACCATAAGTTATTTTCGCCACTTACACTATTGGAACCAGTCCAATAAGTAACCTGGCCGGCGGCACCACTACCGGTAACGGTACTGGAACCAGGGCCGCCAATTAAATCCCAACCGGTTCCCGTGTCACGATAAATTTCAAAAGTATCGGTACTAACAAAGAGTCGGCCCACTTGTCCGGCACTGGGCCGGTTAGCAAATGTATTACTGTTAATACTGGGGGAACCAAGTTGATTAAGTATGTTAAAATCTACAAACATTTATTATCCGATATATCTTTTGAATAATGCGGTCAATTGATTAACTCCGGTACCCGAAAAGTTAAATGAATAGACCTTTACCAATATTTCATCTTTATTACCGGTAATATTCCATGATTGGTTTGGTGTAAGAGTGAAACCATCAATGGTAACATTACTGGTACCGGTATTCACGAAAATCACACTGTTACAATTTGTATCAGTTTGTGAACTACTGGAAAAAATCTTTGTTTCAGTAATGTATTTTTGACAATTCATAAACATTTACTTTTATCCTTTGCGTATCTGTCCGCATCGGTTGTTGTATCGGGTAAAAATGTGGTTTGGTCAACTACATCAGCAACCATTTGCCTGGCCGTACTGGATGCATTTTGCACACTTGGTGCATTCGGGCCGGTCTTTTTCTTGCGCATTAAATACCAAACAAGATACACACCGGCGGCAATGTAAATCCAATTTCTTTTCATATTATATTTTTAAAACATTACTTCATCACCGCCAATCCTGGGGAATGAAAATGTTGATAATTGTTTGGTTACGGTCTTGGCTTTCTTTTTGCTTATTCCTTTTTGCGCGGCCCTTTTTACGGCCGTTTTTTGCGCTTGCTTGGCCGCTTTTTGTCTTGCATCCTTGCCAAAAATGTTTTTTACAACATCGGTTGCCTTATCCAATAATGTCGGCCCTGGCTTGACTGTTTCAGCAAATTCACCTTCAAATTCCTCGGCGGTTTGTTTTATCGGCACATCAGCCGTTACGGTTACACGAGGCCGGCGGCGGAAATACATAAATGCCAGTGCGGCACCGCCAATTAATAAAATTGGTAATAAATTCTTTTTCATCACTTGTTTTTTAATTTGTTTGTAAATGAAAGCAATGTTTCCAATTGCTTATCACTTAATCCATCCCACGGCAAAATGCCACCGCCATTTGTCAAAAATGTAAGCAAATCTTCACCGTATATTTGTGTAAATACATCGGATAAAAAACTTACTTGTGTTTTTGCTTTCAGTTGTGAAAAAACTCCCACAATCGCGTTAAAATCATCCTGGAATATTCCAAATGCATTGTGAATGCGCCGGGCATAATTTTCAGCCGTTGCCCTGGTAATTAATGTTCCGCCATATCTTTTGTAATAAGCCGGTTTCCAATAACTAATTGGGTTCGTAATTTCTTGGCTTGCACTTTTTGTGCCAGGCCCGGCGGCAATACCACCGGCAATCAATAACCGCTTAATGGCCGTGAATGCCAGTAAGCCGCCACCGATTAATAAAACATCGGTTGTTGATATTTTTATTCCTTTTGCCATTATTTACGAAGCATTGACAACAAAAATGTAATTTGACTTTCGGGCATTTCAGCAAGTTTTGCCAAGTCATCCGGTGTAACCCCTTTTGCAAATAATGTTTCAATAATTCTTTGCAAATCTTCGGCGGTATGTGTTCCGCTTATGTGTTGCACTCTTGGTTTCATAAAGTTTCCGGCTAAATTTCCCAAAATTCCAATTAACATTTGTTGCACTTGTGGTTGTTGTAACATACCGGCCAAAATGCTTGATGGTGTTGCCTTTTCTTCTTCTTCTTCATCTTCCAATTCGGCTAACCTTTCGGCACGGATGGCCCTTAATTCATTCAATATTTCGGTGTCACGGTCATTTCTTCCAACATATTGGCTCGGCATCATGCCCATCATGTGCGCCGGCTTTTCGTTTGCAACAAAATACATTCCAACGGTATCTTCCAACTTTTTTTCTTTGGTACCTTTTATGTTACCAACCGTTAAATGATAATTTTCAAAATCATCTTGCGGAATAAAATTGAGCGCAACGGCCAATCTTTCGGCACCTTCTTCCTTACTTTTTCCATGGTACATGCCTTGCCGGTACTTTAATGCCGGTTGAAATCGGCAAAGTTCCCATGCGGCTTGTTCCTGGTCATTATACCAGTTCATGACTTGATTAATACTTCTCAAAGTAGGTACGGCGGCCATGTTGATTAATTAAATATAGTAAACACCAAAAATGAATGAAAAATTTGTTGTGTTTGCCGGTGCGCTTGCTATTGATACAAATGACTTATCCCATGTTACTTTTTGACCTTGGAATTCATACAATGCGCGCACAAAAGGTGTACTTGCACCGGTTGTTGCTTGTGTACGAACTAAACTAATCAAAGGAATACGGTACAAATCTTGCCTTTCATTGGCATATAGTACCAAATAACTTTTTTGCAATATTGCGGCGGTTGGTGCGGCAACATTATTTGGGCTTACTGTCATCAAATCAACACCAAATGTTTCCATTGCAAGTAATGAAGTGTAACGAAGTTTTGGTAAGTCCGGAAAACTCCATTGTGTGTTTGTTTGACCGGTTACGGCTACTCCTGGAACCAGTAATTCAACCAGTTCGTATTTAGCGGCTTTAAATGCCATTTTAATAAAATTTACTTTTTTTAAAAATAAGGGCCGGCCGTGACCGGCCCTTTGTTTTTTTACCAGTATTAACGAACTGGTGTAACGTTTTGGGCCAAGTGTCCACGCAAAATTAGAATGGCACGGCTGTTTGACTCAACGGCGGCCATTGCACTTGCAAGTTGAACTTGCAATGTATTTTGTTTGGAACCTACTAACACCCAACCTGGCTCAATTGGATAAAATCCACTTGTTCCACCATCTTGTTGGTCGCGGTAATCAATACCGGAACTTGTATAATCAGCATCCGCGGTTGTTTGTTGTTGCGGTACTGAATAATGACGATACAAATCGTAAGCAGGCACAATTTGTCGGTTGTTAACAGTCAAAGAAAGTGAACTGTTATACCAGTTGAATAAACTGGTCGCGGTGTTTGAGGCACTGAATACGGTTGTGTTTGGATAAGTACACAACTGGAAATTTGTTGCGGTGCTTGAACTTGGAACACCGAAGAAAAGTCCAATTTGAGAAACATAAAATGCATCTTGCAAATTCAATCTTTGTTCAAGGTTGGTTGCGGCGGTTGCGCTTGCGCTAACATCGTTAACCAATACTGGAAATTGATAATTCGTGATGCTTGTTGAAAGGGATACTTCAAGGCGCAAATAACTTTGTGAAAGTACGGCTTGACCTAATGAAAAGCCGGCGCGCTGAATGCCCTCTTTTGCCTTTTCAAAGGCGAGGCGGCTACCTACTGTTGATGCCATGTTTTTTGTTGTTCAGTTCGTTGCCCTGTCCCCGGCTTTTTTTTAAAATAAAGGTGAATGCAAGTGTTATGCAATTATTCATCATCTTCATCCATTCCGGCCAATACACTCAAATCATCACCGGCCATAACATCGTTATCACCGGAAATAACTGAAATGCCATCGGGAATTTCACCAACGGTAACCGGGAATTCCATTGTGTCCATTGCACCAAGTGCGGGAACCAGGTTGCCAATTAATCCGGCACCACCGGCGGCAATCATTCCATTTCCCAATGATTTTCCAATGTCACCTTTCACGATTGTGGGGAATACAAATCCAATTGCAGTTACTGCCGCATTTTTAATACGGTCATCACCAATTGGTAGCATTGCCGCCACTTTCTTGCCAATTACGGCACCGGCGATAATTCCAAGGGCCGCGGTAATATTTGCTTTTCCTACCGCACCCATTCGGCGGCCACTTCTACGGCGGCGCGCACTCTTTCTTTTTCTTGCCATCTGTTTTTTTTTATTTCAAGTTAATACATCCATTTACCACAACAAGTTATTGGCGAACCATCCAGGCGAATTTTTTACAATCCTATCTTTCGCATGTCTTATCTTATACAACCTTCGCCGTTTGTTAGCTATTTGGGAACCGAATAATTTTAAATAATTCGGATAATCTAAATAACCACTGGCACCAACACTTGTCAAATAATATCCATTTTTATCAAACACATCAATTTTTTTGCCTTTCCTGGTACTGGGCCTAACAATTACATTCAATTGCCTGGCTTTTCTTTTGGTGTATGGCAATATTTTATACATTATTTTTTTAATGATAAAATAATTGATTTTGTAATTTTTAATGCTCTATTAATAACCTTTTTTTCTTGCATTGTTTTTGCCGCTAATTTTTCGGCCATTAATCTACCATATACACGAATGTATTTTTCCAATTCTTCTTTTTGATTTGGAATAATACCACTAACAACACGAATATTCACATTGTGGCTTTTTGTGTCCGTGTGCATTTCAGTTCCTTTTCTTTTAGTTGCTTTAACCTTTGTTGCACTTTTCTTTTTCACGGCACCAAGTTTTTCACCTTTTCTTTCTTTTGAATAGGAAATGGCAAATGCTTGTTTTACGGCCTGGGCCTGGGTTAACTTCGGATTTTTATTGCGAAGTTTTGCGGCCTCTTTTACAACGGCTTTGAATTTTGCCCTGGCTTGTCTTTGTTTTGCAGTCATGTTACTTTTTTGTTACAAAATACAAAACGGCGGCACCGCCAAGTATTAAGGGTAAAAAATTTGGTTTTCCGGTTGTTGTTGTTGTTGCCGGTGTTGTTTCTTCAAATACCTGGTCGGAAATATCAATATTTTCGGCCTCTTTTGCGGCCTTGGGTTCCAATGCCTTTTTTGCCAATTCCTGGGCCTTTTGGTTTAAAGCATCTTTGCCAAGTTGTACCAGTTCCGCCGGTTCAATTCCAATACTTTTTAAAATATCGGCCACTTTTACAAGTAATGGTGCGGCGGCGGCGGCGGTTGCGGCGGCCGGTGCGGCACCAATTGTTTCGTTTCCGAAAATTCTTTTTTTCTTACTTCCTTTATCAAATGCATTTTTTAATGCTTGCATTTTTCCGCCGGCACCTTCCCAAAAATGTTCAATTTTCGTTGGTGCCTTTTGCCAACCTTTTTGAAGTTTATTTGCCAGGCCGCCAAAATTCAGCGCAACCAGGGCCAAAAATGCATTGCGTACTGGTGCGGCGGCTACTTTCAAAACAACCTTTGCACCTTTTTTCAATGTTTGCTTGACTGTTCGGCCGGCCGCCTCGCGTGCCGCTTTAACTTCTTGTTTTGCGGCTTTTTTTGCCACCTTTGTCGGTGCCGCTTTTTTGGTTGCCTTGGCTTGTTTCAGTCGTGCTTTTTGTTCCTTGGTTGCGCCAACTCCGGATATTGAATAAAGGGCCATATTTTTTTTATCTATTGAGTAATTGTATGGTTTTTTATAGTCAAATTCTTTTAATACTGGGTCAATCCAAATTTCGTTATTGGTACCAGGATTAACAACAACAAAAACATGTTGTGGTTGCTTATCAAAAATCCGGTAACTGGAAAAACGGTAAGCAAATGGAATTCCCAAGTTTTGCAAAACACCACCGGCAAAAAGTGAATAATGCTTGCAATCACCGTGTCCGGTTGCAAGGATGGCCGCCGGACTTTTTACGGTTTGTCGGTTGCCTGGTTCAATCACATATTTCACATTCTTTTTCAAAAAATTGAAAATGCGCTTTGCCGTTTCTCTTTTGGTAGGTGCCTTAAAAAAAGAACTAATTTGGCTATATTCCGGCGCATGTATTTTGTGCGCCTCGGTTATTGCCTCAATAATATCACCGGTTGACTGGTCGGCAACAATCATTTGTTGCTTGTTTTTAAATGGTTCCAACCGGCCCATTATTGTTGTTGCATCCATTATCAAATAACTTTTGTTTCAGCAATTGGAATAACCAATCCATCCACATTTGCCGAACCGGTAAAAGATGCATTTACCTGGCCGGCCGGACTTGTTAATAATTCACGAATTGAATTGAAGACACCAATTGCGGATGGCCTTGCACTTAACCGCAACATGCTTTCACTATTTGGCTGAATAACCTGGTCACCAAATGCACTAACATTCGCCAAATATTCACCATTCACAGAAACACTACCAGTTACACTTTTAACAGTTACTTGTTGATTGGTTGGGTTTTGTACGGCAAAATCTACATTGATGACCGGTGCAAAAAGGGTGCCGCCTGGTCGCAATCCGCGAAGTACAAAATTTGCCTTTTGGCCAAATGAAAATCGTGATAAAAAATATAAGGCGGCGGCACCACCTACTAACCACAGTATATTTCGCATTCGTAAGTTGAATGCGGCTTTTTATTCTTATGTCGTTTGTCGGTTCTAAATTACAAAAAACATTCGCGAATAACAAAATTCACTTTCTCACAATTATTCACATTCACATTTTTTGTTTCCGTGTGCATGCCTTTGTGGGGCTTGCACAACGGAAACAAAGTTACAAAAAATTTGTGAATAAATCAAGTTTTTACCAGGTTTTTTATTAACATTCACTTGCATTCACCTTCATTTAATAAAATAGATTAGTGCATATATTCCGGCCGGGCATAAAAAAGGCCCGGTGGGAACACCAGGCCGAAAATTCAATGAAACCAACTTATGATTGCTTATGAGAAACCAAATATACTACTTTTTCTCAAAATCGCTTTTAAGCCATGTGCGGCGGTCAAATTCGCCGCTTTTTGCATCGTACCAGTTTATGTACCATGCGCCTAAATCAGCGCAAAATTGGCCAAATTTGACCAGGTTAGTAATATTCCGGTATTTCCTGGGCCGTGGCCCTTTTGGGCCAAAAAAAACTATTGCGGTTTTGATTATTTTGGGCATTTGCTATATTTTTACAGTGAATGCAAGTGACTTGCGGTTGGTTCCGAAGTCGTTTGTCCGGGCCAGTTGAGTTTACTCCTGGCCCACTTTTTTTTAAAATGGCAAATCATCCGTTTCCGGCTTATTATTTATTGCGGCATCTTTTACCTGGTTAATATCATCCAAATAATTTGCCATGCCTTGGTGCATTGCTTGAACACTGCCGCCATCAGTGTACTTATTTGCCAAAATTCTTAAATAATTGTAACCGGCTTTGCTTTTATTAACCCAACATGAAAGCCGCCATTTAATGCCATCCAATTCAATGTCACCGGTGTAATCGGGTGAAGTTGGTTTTTCCTTTTTTTGGCGAAAAATTGCACCGCCATTTTTTTTGTTATCCATGATAATTGTTGTTCGGTTTCCCCCGTTCCCGGTTTAAGATTTTTTTACTTTTGTAAAATAGTTTCTTGCTTTTATCTTCTTTTTTGGTTTAAATTTTTGTTCCCTTTCATGTAAAACAATAATTTTTTTGCCATCTACATAATGAATAGATTTTATTTTGTCTTTCATTTTTTTACTTTTTTGGGTATTGTAATTGTGTCCGTTTCAATTAATGGTACCTGGTTCCACTGGCCATCAAAATTCATAATGGCAATTGGTTCAAAGTCATCACTACTTCTTAAATATTTTGGTTTCAATATAAATTGCTTGGTTTCCCGGTTCCGTTCCACAATCATGGTACTTTGCGCCCAACGGTCAGTATTGGAACCTAAATGGCCCAATGTTTCGCCATGACCTTTGCCAAGGTGTAACACACCAATCATCAAAATATTGTATTGTTTTGTAATTCTTTTGAACCAGTTTGTCAGTAACCTGGTTTCCGTTTCATCGTTGTAATTAAGGCATAAATCCAATAAACCATCCACAATAATAACCGAACAATCCGGATTGGTTGACAAATAAAGTTCAATCATGGCCCGGATGCGCTTGGGCATATCCTCACGAAAAGAGAAAGCATCCAGGAAATCCGGAATATTACTTTTGTCAGCAAAGTTTTTTATTCGTTCCATTTGCCGGTAAAAATCATATTGCGAACTTTCGGTGTCAAAATAGGCAATGCGGTTGCGGTCTTTTGGTGTTTGCATTTTTATACCAAATATTGACTGAAACGGCGGAATTAATGCGCTTGCAATCATGGATGCGGCATAAGTTGACTTTGATGCCTTTGGTAATCCGCTTATGACACAATAATTTTCCAAGCATCCAACTACCTTACCGGCAATTGTCAATACAACTTGTTCGGCCTTCGGTTTATGCAAAGGGTTATACCGCCGAACTTTCAGTATTTCGGTTAATTCTTGTTCGTTTGTCATTTATTTAATAATTCCAGTAACTGGAAAGCCAAAGCATAAAAAATACAATTACAAAAAGCCAAAATTTTTGATTATTCAACAATTTGAATATTGTTTTCATTTTCGTTTGTTTTGGTTAATTCATCAATTAATAATTCCGCCGCCATTACACATGCCTGGTATGGATTAAGTTGTTTTCCGTTTTTGGCATATACTTTTTTGCTTTCAAGAAAATGCGGTAAAAGAGTAATGGCAAAATATTCGCGTTTTGTAAGTCCTGGAATTGGTGCCAGTACACGGCCAAGATTGTCTTGAACTATTTGCGGCGGAAAGGCCGGAACATCATAAGTTTTGTGCATTGTAAAAGATTTTTAATTGTTTGTGGTAAATAAAAAATTTCAATCAGCAATAAAACTGAAAAGCAAAGTGGTGTTGCTACAAATAAAAAGAATAACAATTCACTAATAAATTCAACCTTTTTGCGCATGGTGTACCTCGGTTAAATGTTTAATAATTCTTTGGTATTCATCAATGCTATCATAAATTAAGGTTCGTAATTCCATTTGTAAATTGTATGGAATTAACCGTTGGTCAATAATAACACGGTCACCATCCGGAAAGGTAACTTCAAAATGTACCTGTGTGTCAGATAAATTTTTTCCAAGGAATTGTAAAGTGTGAATTTTGCCATTCAGTTCGGCCAAGTAAGGGCCAACCTGGTTAAGTAGGTCTTTTTGCATGGTTCCAAATTTGGGTTAATAATCGTTTGTCAATACGAATTTATATTACTTTTTTACATATAAACAAAAAAAAATAATGCCGTGACTGGGCATTATTTAAAAAGTAGTATAAATCAATAATTTATGAAAGAAATAATTCCGCTTCTAATTTGCGGCGGTTTGTTAATCCTGGAACCTCTTTGCCTTTTACTTTATTCCAACGAATGAATTGTGCGGCAACTAAATTTTTATCGCTTGCACTATTAAGCATGCGAAGTAGTGTTGACCTGGTAAATGCACCAATGCCAATATTGTAAGCCAGTGAAGTTAATGCCGTTAATTGATTGGCATTAATAGGCGCTTTTACTAATTTTTTTATTTGTGTTTCCAGGGCCGCCGTATTAATCCGCAACCAGGAAAGGGCCTTTTCTTTTGTAATAACATCACCTTTCTTAATAGGTAATCCGGTTTCCGGATTAATAGTGGTGCCATAACCAATTGTCCAAATATTACCAGTGTCCTGGTATGCCCTTAATCGTAATCCTTCAAATTGAGCAATAATTTTTGTTGCACTCACTTTCCTACTAATTAGTAAAAGGCCAACGATGGCCAGTGTAATAATATAGTTTTTTGCCTTTTGCATTCATTAAATGCCGGTCTTATCATAATCCTTGGCAACACCAAGGCCAAGGCCGGTTGTAATTGCGGTAATTCTCTCAATTGTGTGACCTTTTAAAATTAG